TATACCCTTGGGTTGTGGCGAAATCCATTGACACGTGCTCACCGCGTGAATTGCCGGTATGATTGGTGAGTGTGAGTGTGGTACAAATCATACGTTCCCAATCCACACACTATTCAAGGTAGGTGTCGGATGAGTGTTTCCGAAAGAGGTGGCGTCGATTTTATCGGCAACTACTCTTGCAACTCGCATCAGCGAGCGGCACTCAAGCAGCTGGGTCAAATGGTGGTTGAGCCTGTAGTAGACTGGGAACTCTACAAGGTGATGAAACCCCATTACCCATGGCTGGATCCTGCGAAGGAGAATCGCAGTGTCACGGATCCCGAATGGTGGAGCAAGGGAATTTCCAAATTTGGATGCCCAATTCATGCCACCAAAGTCGGAGTTCAAGGGCAGTGGGAACACCGGTTCCTCGGAGTCCACGGATCAGGAAACTGTTCCTGTGGGAGGAAACAAAAGCAACAGCGTGACGAGTCAGAGCGAAATTCCCGAGCTCGACGAGTCGATGGTAGGTTCTCTCAATCGAGAACAACAACTAGCGCTGGCGCATTGTCTGGTGACGGGAGAACTTCCGTATCCGTACACTCACGTGCAGATCGGCGGAGTGCGGAAAATCCCGCATGGAGACGCGAACATGAGGTCGCTTACCTCGACGCGCTACATGCAACGTTCTCTACTGTCGTTCACCCAACCAGAAGGGTCCGCCCTCTATCGGTGGATGAGGTGGTGGAGAATCATCTCCATATGTCTCATTACGCTGGTGCCCCTTATTTTTGTTCTGTTGAACGTGCTCTACCGCGCGCAATGGGACATGCACGCAGTATCATGGACGGTAAACGGAGCTTTGATCCTTATCTCAGTCTCCGCCGCGTTCAGTTTGGGGATGGCGAGCCAAAAACTAGGCTCGTTTGGGGCGCACCGCTTGCTACGACTATTTTGGCTGCGCGCTTCTCGAAAGTCCTCCATCCTCTCTTGGAGAGAAGGAGGCCATTCGCGTGGGGAGTCGACGGAATTGAGCGAGGAACGTTCGTCTCGGAATTGAGCCGATTCGATGTAACTTACTCTATTGATTTCTCCGGCTTCGACAGCTCATTGTCAGCAAGAATAATCCGAGACTGCTTCGAAATTCTAGAGTCCATGATTGATATGGACGTGGATGAGAAGAGCCTCTGGGATAAACTGGTTGGAGACTTCATCCATTCTAAACTCCTAACTACCACTGGTGAAGTTTACAGGGTACATAAAGGGGTTCCGAGTGGTTCGATGTTCACATCAATGATTGACTCAATTGCCAATTTGCTTATTATGAACTATACGTTTATTAGGCTTACTGGCAAATCATTGAAGCCAGATCAGCTCTGGATATTGGGCGACGACACATACGTTGGCGTCAACCATAATATTTCGGTGAAGCGCATTTCAAGCGTAAGCCGAGAGCTTGGCGTTGTAGTGAGTGATTCTAAGACCTCAGTTAAACGTCATTTCCGAGCTGAAGAGGATCCTGTTGAAGGAGAGAAACGACCTCACTTCTTGGGTAAAGAGTGGGTTAACTCTCAAGCTCACAGGCCTCACCGTGATATCGTCCTAAGGATGGTTTTCCCTGAGCGACATGCGTATCGACCACGCAGTCTCTCATATATCCGTTTCCTAGCCTATGCGGCCGATAGTACGGAATGGTGGGACATCGCAAGGAAGATATTCCCCGGAACTAGTCCTCTGGATACGATCTGGAAGATAATGCGGGAAATCGACCTTGAATTGGAAGTCGACGTGCGTGACCTTCCCGGCCAACTACGGTTGCTTAAGTTGGTGCATGGTAAAGATCTACCTTACAATATTGGTCGAAAGGGTATGAAACCAGCCCTGGTGGGTAGATTTGCCTAG